CGTGCGTCACGCTCGGCGAACCAAGCAAATTGACCAGCTGATTTGTGTTTTGTTTCAGTTTCAAGCATACAAGACTCCTTTAATCAATCTAAGTATCTATTATATGCCCAAAATGATTTATTGTCAAGCCTTAATTAAATCCCAATTTGTAACTCTAAAGTATTCAAATCCGTCTAGTGAAGTTCTGTGAAAATATCCGCTCATTGGTAGGGTAGTAGAACCGTTGAAAATACTATCCCAAACTTTGATTAGTTGATTCTTAGGGTCTAGTGTCAACACAACAGCGGCATTCACTTTGTCATCTTTGAACCAGTATTCAAGTTGTTTGCGATTTTTTGTCTTCTTTGAAATTTTACTCAACGGAGTTAATTTGACTTCATCTAGCTTCATTACAGTAGGTGAACTAGATGGTACATTGAGGGAAGTTTCTACTTGCAACTTGATTGAATCAATCTGTGTGTCGTAGTCGTAGAAATCAGGCAAATAACATGCCATACCAATGTCATTAGTTTTGAATCGGTGTCCATCTGCCATGATGAACGTAGACAAGTCTCGTCTGAAATTAGACTTGAACAGTTTGTCAGTTAGATTACCCATCATAATTTTCTTGCTGTAGTAATCTCTAAGTGCTGCCGACTTTGTTCGGTCTTCAGTTGATACTTTACGCATCACCGCATCATCTAATACACGATTGCCAAACTCGCCAGTAGCACGTAACCGTTGTAGTGTGCAACTCAATGTTAGAATATCTTCTGGGCTCTCGAATACCTCTGTTTTAGTGATGGACGGTGATTGTTTAGTCTTTTCAAAATCTATACCATTCAATGCTATGTTTGCAAATGGTGAGTTAAATAGTCCCGAAGATCCTGAGATACTGCTAAAGGGACGAAGAGGGTTTGCGTTAATTTGTGTCATAGTAGATTTTCCAGTAAGTTGAACAAAGCCTTTACCTTTGTATTGAGATTGTGACATGTTCTATTATACAAAAAACCTCGTATCTTTGCAATACGAGGTCTCTGTTAAAGGGTAATATCTTCCATTCCACTTGTCCGTAATCGAACTATGTGACCCATTTGCCATTGTTTGGCATCGAGCCCTTTCATGACACCTAACCATTTGTTTCGCATTAATGCGACTTCGTTGATTAGGGTTTCATAGTCAATTACTTCCTGTTCACCGTCAGTGTACTTTTCAGCATCACGTGATGTGAGTGCCCGATTGTACGCTTCCAGATACTTTTGGAAATGCTTTCTACGAATCTTACGTAATTGAATGTTCAAGTGATTCAGAACAGCCTCAACTTCTTGAAGCTGGTGGAAGCGATGCTCGGTGATACCGGGTAATGCAGCAATGTTCTTTTCTAAGTTGCCATAGACCTTCACATCATGCTTCGCCGCTGCCAGTTCATTCTCAAAATATGTAATGAAATCTGGCAGCTTTGAAATATCTGCACTAACCTTTGTTAGCCAATTGCCTGACATTTAGTTCCAATCGTCTTCGTCTTGGTCTTCTTCGTATTCTTCGTAGTCTTCTTCTTGGAAGTGTTGCTCTGCATAACCCTTCAAAGCCTTAGTGATATCTTTGTCTTTGAATTCATCTTTGATATCATCAACTTCATAGTTGTTGTCCATCAAATAATTTACTAATGTGTCGGCTGCTTCTGAGCGGTCATTGAAATCAATGTGCTCACGCAATGCTTCCCAAACTTCTGATACGATGCTTAAACTCATTCTGTAGAATCTCCTTCTTCTGGTTCTACATTACTTATCTCTGCTTTAGCTGTTCTCAATGGATAGTCTGCCATCAACTTGTCCAAGCATTCATCGGTGTTTGCTTCCCATGCTTTACGGAATTTCTTGATGATTTCACCATCCATAGTGACGTAGACTAATGAGTTGCCTTCTTTTTTCAGCAACTCTGCTTTTTCAGCCATGTCAACTAAGCCAGAGTATGGGCTCATACCTGTCTTGTAAGGAATCTTCACTTGCACACCCTCGAAAGGTTTTGCATAGCGAGTTTTCATAATCTTACATCCAGCACGAATACCATTTACTTCTGAAACTTTGTTACCGTCTTCGTCTTCTTTCAACTTCATCTTCTTCATCGCAACAACGATAGATGACGCATAAACGAAACCTTGTCCACCAGAGATTTTGTCATCTGGGTCAAACATGTCTTGTGATGCGTATGTGTGGTTAGTTGCAACTAAGCCGATGCCAAGCGAACCAAACATGTTAACACAGTTACGAACAAGTGCTGTTAGTGCTTTAGGCTTACGACCCATGTCACCCTTCATATCACCTGCTTCAAACTGATTAACGTCAGTTGGTGTCAACAACATACCCAATGAATCGACAACGAACAATACTTTTGGTCGGTCTGCTTCTGGTAATTGTTTGTAGTCTTTGACGAACATAGAAATAGTTTTACCCACTTCGTCAATCATAGCCATGTTTAATTTTAGTAGCTTGGATTCATCAGTGTCAACACCCAAGTTATGAAGCCAATCTTCGTCAAGTGCGTTTTCCGAGTCGATGAGGACAACGAATATCCCTTGTTCTTGTGCGTGTTTAACAAGGTTGCCTGAACAAATGTAACTCTTGCCTGCGCCGCTTTCTCCAGCAAACACAGTAACTTTACCAAGAGGTACACCTTTATTAAAGTCACCGCTGATAAGATAGTTAAGTGCATAATTACCTGTACTAATCCAATCAGTAGGGTCGTTAAATCCAATGCTTAATCCTTCAATGCTTTTTGTAATTTCTTTTCGAAATTTGCTTACGTCAAATGGTTTTGCCAATTTGTTCTCCAATTCTTTGATTTATTTTGTGAACGCTAAATGGTTCTTTGTCTAATAGTTCGGGGCATTGTTGAGCCATTGTATCAAGTTCATAATCACTTGGGTAATGGCGCAATGCTCCTCTTGCTCGGTCACGAACTATGCTCGGGACCCTAGGTGTTTTACCAGGGTCACATAGTTCTTCCAAGAGTTTTCTACCTTGCTTTAGGCTACGGTATCTTTCGTCTGGTAGTGTCATAATGTGCTCCTTAAAGGGGACCGAAGTCCCCATCACCTATCACTTTTGTTGACGAGCACGAATCATCGCTAGGATGTCTTGTGCTTTGTCACTGCCTGGAGCAGAAGTAGGGACTTGAATTGGAGCTGTTGCTGCTTCGGCTGCGTCTGCTTCCCAAGGTTCAGGACTTTTCGCTTCTGCTACGGGTGCTGTCGCGGGTGCGCTTGCCTCTGTACGTGCTGGCGCTGATTGTTGAGCCGCTGTTGAACCTGCTTGAGGAATATCCAAACCATAAGGCTTGTAGTACTGACCCCAACGTTCTGGGTCATACGCTTCACCATCTACAGATGCTTCAAACATCTCTTTGATGATTTTCAATTCTGCTTCTGTTGGTTGCTTTGGCAAGAAGTCTTTCAAGTTAAACAAACCATGTGAGTTGATTGCTTCCAACTCTGCTTCTGTCAAAGAAGATTCACGGCGTGCCCATGAACTTGTAGAGTAGTCAGCATAACCACCTTTAGAAGTTTTCTTAATGTTGAAATCTAGACCGCGCATGTAATCAGTTGGCAACTCAAGGATTTCAGGATCCATGATACCACCTTTGATGATTGGGAAGATTTGTGATGTGATAGCAAAGCGGCGAATTGGGTTCGCTGGGACTTTGTCATCACCTAGTGGGTTTTGACGAACAAAACCTTGGAAGATGTATGAACGCTTCTTCCAGTACTTGTTTGCCATTTCTTTCAATGACTCGTCTTTGTACCAAGGACGAACTTCTGCCAAGACTGGGCAAGAGTTAGGCACGTACATATCGTTACAAGGAACTTGAACGATAACTTGTTTAACGTTGCTATCACCTTTGACGCCGTTGAATGGCAATTTGATGATGTTCTTTTCTACCCAGAAGAACTGGTTACTTGTATCACCGTCAGGCAAGAAACGAACTGTAGCTGTTGTGCCTTCGTCAATATTCCAGTGGGGGTAGATAGAGTTGTCTTGTTGAGCGTTAGAGCCCTTTTGACCTTTGTTTTCTTGCGCTTGTAGACGAGCGCGGATTTCTGCTAATGATGCCATGATTAATTTTCCTTATATAAATTGAGATGGTCTCTGTTTAATATTCGATACTACCTATTAGTATCTAACGTAGAAGATAGTATAGCAAAACTATCTGTCAACGTCAATAGTATTTATGCCTTATTAGGGCAAATATACTTTTTATTGTGCCGTTTTGATTAATTGCATTAGGCGTGCAATTTCGGCTTTAATGTCTTCCTCACCGTGTTCAACGTGGTCAACTTCTTTTTCGATTTGGTTGATTTCTTTGTTTTGTAGTCTGTCAACTTTTTCGTTTTGTTCAAGTTCATCTTCCAAGTATTTGGCAAGGGCTTGTTCCGGGCTTAACTCCGGGTGAGCTAATTGTGCTTTGTAGTTGATATCGTGTTCTCTAGGTAAAGGACGATCCGCTTTACCTTTGATTGGTGTACCCATACGAATCTCGGACGCTTCATTGACTAGATTCTCTGCCCAAGATTCAAATAACTTAATTTCTTTCATATTACATCCCAGACAATTTACGCATACGTGCGATTGCAGGATCAACGGATTCGGATGCTCCTACTAAATCACCCTTCTTAGCTGGGCGACCAGTTGGTCCTAACTGACCTGCTGCCTTTTGGTCTGCATCTAAACCTTCTGACGTTTCATCACGGTTGAGTTTCTTTGCCAAAGCAGCAATATCAACTTTACCTAATTTCTTTTCAATGCGCTTGACTGCTTCGCCTGCACTTGATGCAGACTTTTGGTACTCGTCACCGTAGTCAGCTTCTTCTGGGTCAACATAATCTTCAACATCACCGATTGATTCAGTTGTGTTGTCTGCCCAGTCTTGTAGTGCGATGACTTCTGCCATTGGCTTTGATTCAGCTATGTTCTTGTTCAACTTGCTTAGGATAGGCATTACTGATTCAATACGCGGGTCTAATGAACTTGACATGAACATGCCTGACAAATCTTCATTCACTTCATCTTCTTGCAGTGCAGGAGTCCATGATTCAAAGTAAGCGTGATATCCTTTTCTGCCACGCATCTTACTCAAACACTCACGTAGTTTTGAATAATGATTCATGCCTTCGTTGACTAACTTCTCAGTTGATTCATTGAACTGCTTACCTTTAGTAGCACGAACAAAGCCTGCCATCTTTGAATATTCATCACACATCTCATTGATGTGATTCCATCTTTCATCGCTAGGTCTGCCACCTTCAGCAACGTGACGAGCATAGATTTGAGCAATGCCGGGTCTATTTGTAGGAGCTAAGAAACGTTCACCTTGTGCAGTTTCGATAAAAATCTTTTCAACACTACGGAAGCGTTGTTCACCTTCTTCCATTTGCTTTGAGTGCTTGATGATAATTTTTGTTTCAGGAATTACATCGTTGTAACTCTGTTTCTTACCCATTGCATGGTAGCCTTCTGCTAGACCTTCACGTTTGTTATGTGCTCTCACTGCCATATCACTTTCTAAATCATCAACATCTTTGCGCTCAAACCCCAATTGGTAGTTAATAGCGAATTTGCGTAACTGTTTCATCAACTGTTCCCATGACTGAGAATCTTGTGAACCCGCTTTAGGGCTTTGTGAAATCTTGTCGTTGTAATATACAATTAAACGATGTGAACCGTCAATGGTAACAGTTGCTCTGCCGTAATCTTCACCGTCTTTGATGAAAGAAAACTGCATCAACTCTGCCTCTTCTGGAACAGCAACTTTTTTACCTGAACTGTCGTACATATCAGGTTTGTATCCTCTGCTGTCTAGTAATCCGTATAATTTATCGTTAATTCTTGATTTTGCCATGGTAATAGTCTCTATATTGTATTTATCACAGAATAGCGTAGAAGGGTAAAGGTAGAACGATATCGTCATGGTCACGAATCTGTTCTTCTAAGTTATAGTGATAGTCCCCTAAATCCTGAATCATTCTGATGGTTAACAGTGTAGATGCAACTAAGTCGTCAGTTTCGCCGATTTTCGCAGCAAAACTATCCTTTGACGCAATATAGTTCTTCAATTCACTGATTAAGCTATGACTTAGAATCTTCATCTTCTTTGATTCCAGTAGATGTTTAAACTTAGTACACGCAGCCATCTTAGTCTTGTGTGTCGTGGTGAAACCTTTACGCTTCTTTCCGGGCTCACATAAGAATGTCCCTGGGATATTTGCCTCACCGTATTCTTGTAACGAGATTAGTGCGCCTTCACCCACAGAGTTGTTTTCAACTGAGTAATAGATGTTCGTAGGTTGCTCGGTGCATTCAAGTATGTACTTGCTGATACTAGCTATCAGCTTAATTTGCTCAGGAATAGGAGTCTTGTTGTGCTTCCACTCACCCACTTGAGTAGTTGAGTTTGCTTCAAAGATTTGAATAGCAGCATAGTCGCCACCTGTACCAACAGCAGGGTCTAACGCAATCGTGTAGATTTTATCTTTCTCTGGTTTCTTGTACCAGCGAACTTGTCCTTGTCTAAATGAAGGTTCAACTCCCTCCATGTCAATCAATGTTGTAGGAGCAATCAATGTTTCATCAGCAATAATGAACTCACATCCAATTTCTCGACGGAATCTATCCTCGCCAAGTTGTGCTTTAATCTTTGCAGCCCATTCTTCGTCACGCTCTGGGTGTTCTTGCCAGTAAGCACGATATGCTTTAAAGCCGTTAACACCTACATCTGTTTTGTTACCAAACTCATCTTCACATTTGTTAGCACCCTTCCAAATTAACGCAAACGTATCTTCGTCTGAGTTAGGAGTACTTGTAATAATCGCTTTACCACCAGTCGCTAGAGTAGGTGTAATAGCAGTCCAGAACTCTGTCGCAATTGAAGGACGAACGAACGCAAATTCGTCAAGGTATAGAAGTGTGATAGACATACCACGACCAGTGTTTTCAGTAGTTGTAGCTGAAACAATGCGTGAGCCGTTCTCAAAGTCTAATGAGCCTTTGTTATATGTTGTTACCCCTGCTTTGATATGGTCAGGGCAGTTCTCGTATGCATAGCGCACACGTTGCATAATTTCTTGAGCACCTGTATATTTGTGTGCCGCAATTAGAATCGTTGAGTCAGGTACAAACATAGCGTACCACAATAGATATCCAGCAGCACTTGTTGACTTACCTGTTTGTCGAGGCATCAATGAGATTGAGTAACGATTGTTGTGATAGTTTTCAATCAATCGTTTCTGATATTCGTACGGGTGATAGTTCATCGATCCTTTTGTAGGATGCTGAATCATAAAGAAGTTATCCATGAAGTACATTGGACCTGTGTTAGGGTCACAGCACTTGATAAAGTCGTTTAATTCTTTCTCGTCGGCAAACTTCGTTTTCTCGTACGGGTTTTTGATTAAGGTAGGTGTTCCGCTCATAATTTTATTTAGTTAGTATTTTTTGGTTAATATGGTTTCTCACCAGTGAGTGTAGTTTTACTAAACCACAATCTGAACCATTCATCTGTGCCCGGTTTGATATTTCGTTCACGTTGTATCTGTCCTAAATTCGTTGCGTAAGCACTAGTGTTCTCACCGTAGCTAGGTTGATTATCTATCCCTGCTAGTTTCTTTAGGTCGCCCAACTCATCAACGTTTTGCGCAGGTATGGAAACGGACTTGAGTTTATCAAATCCGTTCATTAGTTGTGCTTGTTTGAATGGGTCGAACGTCATCAACTATTTATTTGATATCTAGCGGCCTTTGTTTTGTAACAGAGATAGCAAAATACTTTTCCTTGATAGACTTTGATTCACCTTCTGGTGTTGTTACTGTCACATCAAACTCTAAATTGTTGAACTTGTCAATGTTAAATCCAGTTCGTTCAAGCAATGCAATCCATTGAACCATACCCAAAACACTGTAGTTACTAGAAACAAATTCATGCTTACGTTCGCATTCGGGTGCAGGTACTTCAATGTACATTTTACCAAACTGACGCAAAATACGATTGTATTCAGTCAAACTTAGAATAGGATATGGACTTTGTTGTAAAGTGTGACGTAAGAAAATGAAATCAACGCTTTCATCATGGAACCCATCTGTTTGTGGCAAGAAGCTAGGGTCATGAATGCGTACATCGTGTCCTTTTTCTTTACAAATCTTGGCATCGTTTTCACTGAGAGTAGTGCCCACTACATTAGTGAATCCTCGTTCTTTCATCTCGTCCAAGAAGTAACCTACGCCGCAGCCAATATCTACGATAAAACCATCTTTACGTAAGTTTAATGGTTCAACATAATTAGGTACGATTTGCTTGGTTAATGAACTGTGAAGTTTTGACTCTCCTTCGTCTGCTAAATGGCTAGTGTACAACCATTCGTTATAGAATTTGAGTTTAAGTAAGTCTAGGGTGTTGTTAATGTCAATCATACTTCTATTTACAGACAGAAGTATAGGTTGAAAATTTTTATTTGAAGCCTTTGAAGCCAGTTACAGGACTGACTTTGTGAGTATCTTCTAGTTCTTTACTAGCCATGTCCCCACTGTTTACGTCAGTATATTCTGCACCGACTGCTTTGTATGCTTGTTTAAGCATATCTTGTTCTTCTTTGGTGTATGGATGAGTTGTTTTCTTTTTACCTACCCAACTTTTAGCCTTCATATCTAACGGGGTTTTACCATCTGCTCCAGCAACTGCCATGCCCAATCTATAACCAGTGTAATCCCCGCTTACGTGCTCACTATCGCCATATGTGTTCAAGCCCTTTGTAGGCTCTTGCTGTCTTTTAGAAATTTTCTTTTCACTAGACTCACTGATGAATTCGGTTGCTCTCATATTATGTATTTATCGTGAACTTAATTGAGTGCTCGATATCTTGATTGAACATAGGATTCACCATTACTCTTACATTGCCGTAACCTACATCAGCATTATATCTAGTGATAGGTGCTCCTGAGAACAATGTACCGAATGCCGAGAACTTAACAGCAATGTTTGACGTTGCTTTCAATACTTCTAAGGTTACTTTCTGACTGTTAGTGTCAACTAAGCTGCGTGAAGTAATTTGAAATGTGCCATTGTCAAAATCTGAAACTGGTAACTCAAATACTACTTGGTTAGTTGAGTTATCATTTGTAATGACTGTGATAGTTCCGCTAGAAGAACCGTTGACTACTAATGATCCTGATACGTTTACGTTACCGTCTGCATTTACGTTCTTAACGTTGATGCTTGCATTCTCTGGTTCTAACCCTCCGATAGCGGGGAATGACAATGTGTTTAAGTCAGTTTGAGCAATGGATACGTGACCGATAGAGACACCAGTAGTACCTAAATAAAGATGAGCAAAACGCTGTACGTCTGAGCCTAAATCAAGTTCATTGTCCCTCAGTGGAATCGTGTCGATATTAATATCAAGTACGCCGGTAACTTGATTGTATACAAGGTTAGCGTCACCTTTAGACAAACCGTCATAAATGTATTGCACTGCACCTTCAGGTCCGTTCGGGGCGAGACTTGAAAGATAGTTGAAGTTATCATTAATCTTTGCAAAGGCAACTCTGAGCGGGTCACCGCCGGCATCGTTAGGTACAATACCTATATCAACTTGATTAACTGTGGTCATAGTTTAGATTCCAATATCATGTATTTATCTGTAGCGAAGGAACATTTTGGGTATAAATAGTAGACTATTTAAGGAGCATTTATGCGTAAATTTCTATTAGGATTGTTGTTAGTTGTATCAGCATCCGCACAAGCATGGGACCAAAGAGCCCCTCTACCCGTTCAACAATGTCAAGTCCATAGTCCATATGGGTTTGCAAACACACAGCGTCAAGTAAGTGCAATTTGCCGAGAGGGCTATCTAGTCGCTTATGACGCACCAGTTAAAATTCCGGCTTATGTAGCGTATACATTAAAGCCTGAAAACGCATTAGGTTGCTTTCCCAGAACAAACGCCTTCGTGGCTGACCAGTCTTTAAATGGCACAGGTGCAAGACCTGATGACTATGCTGGTACAGGATACGACAAGGGACACGCGGCGCCGGATGGTGACCTATCTTACACCCAGCAAGTGGAATACGAGAGTTTTTTAATGACAAACATGTATCCACAGCATGGAAGTCTAAACCGTGGAATCTGGAAGTTACTGGAAACTTCAGTACGTGGTTGGGCAGTACAAACGAACCAAAGCTATAC